GGAAGAATTTGTTCTATAATTTGTAGACCATCTTCTTGAGTTTTTGTTAGAATGTATAATGATAAATCAATATTGTATGGAACAGGAGTATACATAGTAGATACTGAACCAGTACCATCACCACATTTTATCTGTTGCATGCGATTTACTTTACGAGATGGATCATAGTTATAACCAATAATTTCAAAAGACATTCTTGGTAGAGTTGTATAAACATGATTTTCCAAAGTTGGATCTTGTTCCAAACGAACAATCCACTTTTCCTTTGGTGCATAAGCCAGTGGAATCTGTAATCTTTGAATTACCGTACCAGTTACAGAATCACCTTCACGACGATCGATATAGATGTCACTGAATAGCGAACCAAATCCTACAATGCACTTGCGGATTATTCCGTGGTAGTATACATTACTGTTTAACATTATGGGTTATTGTCTCTGTCAATTTCACCGAATGGATTTGATACGCTAAACAATACATCCTGTGCTTGTGTTTTAAACTTATTATTATCACCGAAGGATTCTGGCTTATCAATATTAATATCAATAGAAGCAGTTGCTACCGCACCAGATCCGCCACCGCCAGTTATAGAAACTACTGGAGCAGTTTGGTATCCACTACCTGGATTTGTTACATCAATGCGAATAATTTTATTTGCAGTAGTACCTGTTCCACGAACAGCAGTTGCCGTAGCACCAGAACCAGTTGCGCTTGTGAAGGATACTGTTGGAACTGAAGTGTATCCTGATCCTTGAGTAGTCATTGTAATCTTAGTAACTTCACCTGTAGGAGATCTAGTTGTATTAGTGGTAAATGTCTTGAGAGTTTCAAAGGCATCAATCGGTGCAATGCCAGTATCTATTCTTTCAGAAGCATACTGGAACAATTCAACTTGTAGTTTGTAAACATATAGTTTACCAAGCTGATAAAATGGATCTTGATGGGCAACAAATTTAATTTCAAACAAACCTTTAGTTAATGGAAAGTAAATTAAATCACCTTCGCATGGTCTATTTGGTAGAATGGTTTGACCATAGCGACCAACCATCTGTTCCCAGCGACGACGAGCAACTACCAATGTAGCTGACTGTTCCATCATAAGACCAAACTTCTGAATGAACGCACCTTGTCCACCAAGAGAATCTACATTCTCAAAATACATTTCAATTGGAAATGAAGAGGTAAATTTTGATAGACGATCTTCACCAAGAATCTCGTCTTTAGAAACTAATGTTCTTGGAATGTACATGAACTCATTACCGTAAATCTTAAGAGATTCGATAATGAGATCTTCAACTAGGTACTGCTCATTTCTAGTACCATGAGAAAAATAAACATTAGTTGTTGACATGTTATCCTAAAAAGAAATCAAGAGGTGCTGATTTATTTTGTAATTCGTCTTCTAGGTCTTTAATTTCTGTAGTGGCTTCGTCATATAGTTTATCACCATCCAGAGTTACACCACCTGGAAGTTGAATGCCAGAGAATTTTTTAATGTTGGTTGCCCACTGTTTTTTAAACAATGCAATAACATAGTGTTTTAACCACTGTTCGTTGTAAACTTTACTCCATGTGGTCGGATCCATTGCACGATAAGACTGAACAATAATATAATCACCAAGAATAAAATCTGTTGCCCAATTAGCGTCTAGGTATAAACGACCATTTAAACGATTGAACCTAAATCTTTGATGACCATTTAACTCTAAATCTAATAGAGCCAAATGCGACATAACTGTTTTGTAGTAGATTAAAGAAGTAGATGTTAAATCATACAAGTCATTTAATCTTAATTGATACTGCAAGTCGAAAATGTTCTTTGATGAAGATGCTTGTCCAGCAGATATAATTTGAGTGACACCCCAAACATAGTCTGGAATTTCAATATAACGATTATCGTATTCACGGATTATAATAGAAGACAGAGTTGCATTATGCCCTGCTGAACCATTAATCGTTTCGCCAGCAGTAAAAGTTCCAACAATATTTTTAACTAGTAATAGTGTTCCAGAAGAAGTTCTGCTGGATTCTTGGCAAACTTCAGCAGTAGCACCAGAAGTTGCTCCAGTAATTTTTTCAGCAAGATTAAATGTACCTGCAACTGATGCAGATAATGTAATTTCAGAAGCACGAATTTGTTGCTTAAGATAAATCTGCTCAATACCTTCGTAGTGATATATTTTCCAATAATCTAATGCTTCATCAAGACGATCTTCTAATTGATCATCGTCCACATTTATTTCAAGCACGGGAGCACCCAGTGCTCTTAGCGCATATTGTTTTAACCCATCTCTTGTAGAAACAGCCATTTTAGTTTCCTAACTTTGCTTTTAGTTCTTCGATTTGTTTTTGCTGTTCTTTAATAGCTTCAACTAATAATGGAATCATTCTTTCATAATGAATAGTTAAGTATGTTGCATCGATTGGAGCAGGAACAACGATCTCTGGTAGAACTGCCTGAACTTGTTGAGCAGACAAACCTACTTCTTGTTTAGAAGAATCGTATCCTAATGATGCAGCAGTTTCATTTGCATAATAGTGGAAACCATCAAGAGAAAGAACTTTCTCCAAAGCATTTTCGATATTGCCAGTACGAGTCTTAAGACGATCATCAGAATAGTAACCAGTAATAGTTCCAGTTGCACGGATCTCACCAGCAGTACCAGAAGCAGCAGTTCCAACTCCAATTGAACCTAACTGTATACTAGTATTAGTTGGAATAATTTCTGGGATAGTCCAAGTAACTGCAACAGAACCATCAACAGATTTACCAGTACCACCAAGAGTGATAGTTCTAGCAGTACCCCATGATGCAGTAGTAATTGCTGCAGAACCATCAAATGCAGTTCCGTTAATATTTCGTGCAGTAGTTAGAGTGGCTGCAGAACCAGTAATACGAAGAGCATCAATAACACCTACTGTCCCAGAAGCAACACCAGTAGTAATTGTAGTGTCTGGAATAAAGGTAAAGAATCCAGTGCTGTCATCAAAGCCAAAGAAACCATTTTTAGCAGATCCGCTAAACCAACGGAAAGCCACACCACGATCTTGATTATCATCGACTGTTGGAACAGTGTCGCCACCTAATTGTAAAATAGTATTATCTAAATTAACAGTGCTAGAATTAACTGTGGTAGTTGTACCATTAATAGTTAAGTTACCAGTGATAACTGTATTGGCATTATTTAATGTTAATGTACCAGTCGATGCACCGATAGAAACTGTGGTAGCTGCTCCACCAATATTAAGAGTAGTGGCTACTGTATTGTATAAGTTCTGAGTAGTATTTGAACCAACAACAGTACCTGGACGAAGTGTTAATGTAGCACTAGTAGCATTACCAATATTAAGAGAGGTAGCTGCACCAAAAGCATTAACAGTAGTGGCTGTTGTATTGAAAATATCCATCGATGCACTACCAGCAACAACGCTAGTAGTCAATGTCGGACTAGTACCAAACACTATAACACCTGTACCAGTTTCGTCAGTAATGGCTGTCGCCAACTGAGCAGAAGTAGCAGTTAATGTATTATTTGTTAAATCGATAGACTTATTAGTAAGAGTATCAGTAGTTGCTTTACCAACTAGCGTATCGCTAGCATTAGGTAAAAGTATTGTTCTGTCTGCAGTAGGATCTACTGTGGATAATGTTGTTTCAAAACCATCAGCAGTAGCACCTTCAAACACAAAGGCATTTTGAATTTCAACAGTAGTTGAATTTACAGTAGTAGTAGTACCATTTACAGTTAAATTACCAGTAACAGTTAAATTATTGCGAACTGTAGATGTACCAGTAGTAGCACCAATTGTTAATGCAGTTGCTGCACCAAAGGCATTAACAGTAGTGGCAGTTACATTGAACACATTCTGAGTAGTTTGTGTTCCAACTAGCGTACCAGTGTAATCTTTAAGATTAGTTCTATTCCATTGACCAACTTGAGTTGATGCAGTTCCTGCACCATCCTCAGCATAAAAATCTAAGTCACCATTTGATGCACTTGCAGATGTTTCTGCAATAATAAAAGTAAATCCATCAACTGATTTTACACCGCCCAGAGATGCCCATGCTGCTGCAGCATATCCTTCAAAAGAAGAAAGAGTACTATTATAGCGGATCATACCAGTGGCAGGAGTTACTGGTCTTTGACCAGTACTACCAACTGGGATTTTCCAGTTGCTTGAACCCGTGGCAGTAAGAATATCTAATCCAGCTAAAGAAGCACTAGTGCTACCCAAAGAAATTGCAGTAGAACCAACAGTAATTTGTCCAGCTGCCCAAGATGGAGCAGAAGAAGC